CCTTGGTCTTGAAGCTGTAGAAATAGTTCGAGTTCACTCCGGTTGCCAGCACGGTGATGGCCACAACAATCCCATGTCGTTTCTTGTCATACCCCATCGTGATCCGGTGGGTTGAAGGATCAGCGGCTTCGTCGTTAATGATGTCAGGGAGAACCATTTCAGTCAGGTTCCTGATACTGGACATATCAGACTTGAGTTCATACAGACCGCCCGATCCCCAGAAGTATAAATTACGGGAATCATCAAAACACCATGAGTTAGCTCCAAACATCCCAGTGGTATCACTGAGGTTGTCAAGTGAGCCCCCAGCCACGGGATCGCCTCGGAGTATCCAAATAGTAGAAGCCCCACCAAAAATCATATAATCATCATGGAACGATATTGTTGATCTAACAATGTCAGGACACTGCCCGGCATCGGCGTTGTTCCCCGCCACAGCAGACATGGGATTATCCGCACCATATAACCAGTTGAACGGATTACCAACTTCGGGCATATACCATTGATTTGGATATTGCGGATTACCCGACAATCCTACACGACCCCGGTATACAAAAACTAAGTACGCTTTTTCAGGCATTGCTCCCGAAGACCCATCGGGATATACGGTCCAATCATACCAATGGGGGTTGGCCGTGACGGCAGACGGCACTCGTGTTGTTGGGTCCATACTACCACCAGATAAAGTATGTCCTGCTGTAGTGGTGAAGGTTCCACTTGTGACGTAACCATATATTTCAGTCTTGGCAGTATTAACAAAATCAACAATCATGGTCGCCCCAGAGGTGACTTGTGTTACTATTGTCCCTCTTGTCGGGGCTGTAGTTAAAGCTGTAATGGTGAGTTTAGTATTAATAAAGTCGGCCACCTTGAGGTTAGCTCCATTAGCTATAAACACCTTCTGGAAAGCAGAAACCATTGTGAGTTGGTCTGAGGTGTCAATTGCCCCACTACTTGTATCAAGTTCTGTCATTGTTCCAGCAGCCACGTCTAAATCCTCGTAATAAACGTCATTATTCCCGGCTGTTACAAGACGTTTGATTATAGGTTGTTCGTCTATTGAGACAGCCATGTTTATATACTTTCATACCAAATTTTCGAGTTTGCCGCACTGACTAAACGCCTAACAGTTGCTATTGTATTTAATCCAGAAGGGACAGGAGGTGTAAAGTATGTCTCCCCTTCCACTTGACGAATGCTTACAGTTACAGTACCCGGAGAAAGGAATCGTGCCATAGATAAAACAACGCTACTTATGGTATATGCAGAAGTAGTGGTAAAGGTTTGGGCTTCCCAAATGTCCACTCCTTGAGATATAATCATAACTAAGTTTTCATTACCTGTGTGTGAATCTTTAGAATCACCAGATGCTTTTGTAACAAAATAAATATCGGCAGTATCTATTTGAATACCCCATGTAGAGCCACCATTAGTAGACGGTACATGGATACCGTTTGCATAAGGGTCTCCACCCAAAGATACACCATGAACCTCAATAACAGAACTGGCTCCAGCATTTAGTGTTCTTATAACAATGGCATATTTTACTCCAGACAACAGAGCAACAGAAGATGAAAAAGTCACTTCCCTTAATTCTGGGGTTGGACTTGCCGATAAAGTATCTCCGTCAGTTGTACCAACAATTAAATCAGAACCTGTTGGATCACCTGTAGCCATACTAATCCCTATAAAACTGAAGCGACGACAGTGAGTGCTACCACAGGTTGTTCAGCCGCCCCGATCTGAACCCCAGCACCCCACTTGTCTAACCCCGGCCTTTGTCCCAACCGGAGCCTTCTTTCGAGGGTGTCTATTGGGCGCACGTTATTCATGTATCCAGATGTAGTGATGGGTTCTTTGTCTACAGGTAGGCCCTTGCTAATACCCCGGATGGGTGGCGTCAATTCGATCATTTCTTCCTCATCCGCCTAAGTCTCTTTTGGCCCACACCAGCTTTCATAAGTCCTCTTTCTGTTTTAGAAGCAGAAGCCCATTGAGCATACGTTGGAGTGTTCTTGTCACCCCTCGCTATGCGGTGCTCGTTTGCTTTAAGGTAGTCTTTCTTTTTTGCAGTAGACCGCCTCAGTTTTTTATCTTTTCTTCCATAGATAGGCATCAGGATTTCCCTACTTTCTTCTTCCGCCTGAGTTTCTTTTTGGCCGGTTTAGTCACTGGCTTCATATATTTCCCGTATCCTATTCCTTCTGGCATCTTAAACTCCTATTATGCGTCGTCTTCGGTTCCAAACAAGTACAGCGTCCCAACACCCGCAGTACCACCCACGGCTACGTTAATCTGAATAATCTTCGCTGCGGTATACTCCTTTTCAGTGGCTGGTGTTGCACCAGGCACAGGTGCTGCTCTAATTACATCACCTGCTACATCAAGATTATCCCCGTTTGTTGTCCCTACAAAATCTGTCAGTGCCCCAACTTGGCCTATTGTGAATGCAAGAGAGGCCCCTTGGTCAGCAGAAACTCTCAACATGGCATGAGACAAAACACACGTCTTACCGATAGGAACCGTGTAAAGAGTTGTGGCCGTCACTGCGTTCATATCGGCGATAGTAGTTATTGACAGTAAAGCAATTGTTTTTTCTTTTCCTTTTGGCATTTTTATTTTCCCTTAAATATAGGTCAATACGTCACCATCATACGTGAGGACATCCCCATCATAGGTAAGTTGGCTATACAAAAACGCTGATACTGATTGCTGAGAGGGTGGGGCAGTGGCATCGTTTGACAACATATCATTTTCGTCTCTGAACCCAACCCCGGTAGAGGTGTAGGCTACTGAAGCGTCTTTCTTGGTTACGTCGGCGTCAGCCGCCGCTCCTAAACTGGTTAGAGCCGTAGACCCAGACTCACCCACGAACTTCGTCCCATCACCCACGACAAACACACTGTCTGATGGTGAGATACCGTTGAAATCAGTGAGTGCTCTGTTTTTCAAGTACATATTCTGTTGTGTCATGGCTATACCCTCACGTAGTCAACGATAACTGAAGTGGAACCGAGAGTCGTTGCGATGAACAGAAAATGCGTGTAACCCTGCGTATTCAAAGCCACCCGAGCGATACCGTTGGCTGCGTCGCTCATCAGAACGATGTCGTCAATCCACAACTCGGACGCAATCGTCACTGTGTCTGCGAATAGATTCCCGGTCGAGAATATCTGTGTTCCAGTAGTCAATGTCAGCGTGCCAATCAGAGTGTAATGATCGCCAGTGCCCTTGGGATCGCGCATAGCGTACACGTTCAACACATTACTGTCACCGTCAGACGCCAGCCCTCGAACCCTTAACTCAAGGGCAACAGTGCCGTCGTCCGGCAAGAGTTTGACGATCCCAGTAGCGGTAAGGGCGTCTACCGTAGCAGCACTCTTGTCTGTAGTGAGTGCAGCTTGTACGGTGGTGAGTATGCCTGCTGGTCTCCAGTGGTACTGTCTAACTGCGGGTATTGATGGTCCCATATCAAACTCCTTAATAGGGTGGGTAGTTAACCCGCCCCAGGTTAATTTTAGGTAGCCTCATTCGACAGTTCAACCCAACCAAGGGTGCTTCCTTGCCACTGCAACTCACTATACCCACCTGCGGCGGTCATCTGTGTGGCGTTGTCGCCAGTGGTGGTAGTGACATTTACGGTCTCATTGCTGGCTTCGACCTCGAAGATCACCAACAATAATTGACCATAGTACGTGCCATCAGGGACTGTGATCGTCATGCTGAATGTAGACGTGGTAGTAACCCGGATCACGCGGTCGTGAATAAAATTGTCCGAGGTTCCACCCACTCTGGCCGTGTAGGTGATAGCTCCAGTTGCTGTGGCCAGTGATACTGTTCTAATGTCGTAAGCCTTACGTTGTGTTTCAAAAAAGTTTCCTGCACTCATGTTTGTTCCTTCCTAAAAGGGATACGTATTATCATTCCCCGCGTCCGTGGGCCTTCTCCTTAACTCTGTGAATAAATATCGTTTTGATCGACGTAAGCGAATCGAGTACACTTCCCACCCCCCACATTGGAATCCAACCCAGTGGTATTACCTGTGTACAGATTGCCTATCGTTTCTGTGTCTGCCTTATTTGAATCAAACCGGATAGCTGTTTGAATCAACCTCGTTGCTTCCTGTTGATGATGTGTGGAGGTGTTGTCCTCTTCCTGGGTTTCGGCCACGGCCAAACACGATTCCAAGATCGCCTCGATAGCCATGATCCCACCGATCATCAAGTCTGTAGTTGCTGCCAACTTAACAGGATCAGGACGATAGAACGCTGAGAACGTAAACTTCTGACTCGGGTTCGGGTACATCCACAGTTCGTATGTGGTGCCGATCTCGATGTCGTATTTCTGTGGGACTACCGCATAGAAATAGGGCCACCCACTTGTCACAGTGTAACTCCTCATCTCCTTGATCTGCTGTCCGTCCACTTTCTTCAATGTCGGCAGGGCTTGACTGTTATCGTGCGTGAACCCAGTGAGCAGATCAGAGAAATCCACAGGAAGCGAATATTTCCACTGACTCACTATTGTACTAAACGACCAATACTGTTTGAGGAACGACCATTCGTGCCCGATGCCATATTTCAAGTCCATCGGATAAATAAACTGGCGGATGCCTCTATCAACGAGATTTTTGCACGTCGTCAGATTGGTCCCAGTTGGTGCTGTACCATTAGGCGTGAGGGCAAGGAAATTACTCACGCGCGTGTAGAGATCAGCGTATGATAACGTCATTTTTGCCATTGTCACCCCCTAAAATCGATTGGCGGGAGGAACGCACCGCCAACCAGGAGACAGAAATTCTCTATTTCTTGTTTCCATCTGATACTTCTTTCTTTTCAGTGTTATTCATGTCCTTCTTCATTTTTTTGGGAAGATAGTCGGGTTCAAGAGCCCTAGTTATAACTTGTATCGACTGTTGTAGTATTTGGTGTTCCTGAAACGTTCCTTTGTATCCAGAGTCAATAACCCCCACATTCCCTTGGCATACCTGCTTGATTATATTTAATGCTTCTTTAAGTTCCATTTCATGTCTCCTATTCAGTCATGTCTTTAAGTTGGTCCCGGATACCATCAAGGTCTTGTTGATACTCTTCTTTGAGGTGAATACCACTAATCAATTTAACAATCAAAAGTAGTACCCTAATTTGCAATCTTACTTTCTTGTCCATTTCTGTCTCCTTAAAATTGGGCGGGCGACCGAGGAGTGTCGTAGACTCTGTATCAACCCGCCCCCGTGTTCAATTAAAGTGCATGTTGTGCTACGCGAATCCAATCAATTGAATAGTCGAAGTCCGCAGCATTGTCACCCTTGTTAGCCAGTGTCGGGACAATAACAGCAGCCGCTGGGAAGTCCCCATCGGCGATGTCCGTAGTACTGATAGCTGTACCTGTTGCTACACCATTTAGATAACCTTGAATGGTTGTACCATTATAGTGCATACCCAGAGTCAAGTAGGTATCAGCGACAGGCACAACGTAGCCAGCGTCATGGTCTACCGTAGCACCGGAATCAGCATAGATGAAATCAATAGCGTTACCATCACCTTGAAGACGTACAAAACCGAGGGTATTAGCCAGAGTAAGAGCAGCACCATTATCAGCAACCACGTCACCTGATAACTCAGCAGCACGGACAAACAAACCAGCATAACATGTTGCTCGGGCGTCTGTGATATTCTCCACCTTTAGACGAATCTCAAAAGCCCACGGATTGCCACCACTAACGGTAATGGGACAATTCCACTGAACAGCAGCCTCCTCATTGTCTACGCTTTGGAACAAGACCACCTCACCAATACCGGCAGTTCCGGGCAAGTTGAATACCGCAGCCGTTGCGTCGGCTTGATCTATGTCATCAGCAATTTCGCCCTTGGTGAAGTCAATATCCAAAAATGAAGCTCCAGGGTTCGACGCCAAACTTGCGAGGTCAAAATTTCGCCAGATTGCTTCGGTCGGCATCGCGGTAACGGCACGACTTCGGGCCGAAACGATTATAGCACCAGCGGCTTCATCGGGTCCGTTCAATTTAACCAAAGCGAGTCCAGCAGTACTGCGATCGATAGTCTCGTCAAACCAACCGATTTGTACACCCCCGCCGACAGGAGTATTAACCACCGTTGTCTCACTAAACTCAACGTATGCGGGGTCGCCTATGGTCACATTGCTGTCAGTGTACACCGGGACGAGAGCACAATTATCAACGTAGATGTCAACCAACGAGGCGACTGACGTACCGATCCCATCACTACCCTTGGCTACAACACCAGCAAAGAACCTTTGGTTGGTAGCAGATGGAACTTCAACTCTGATCCACTTGCCTTCGTTCTGACTGCCCTCGGGCGTACTGGTATCAAAAGTGGCCAGACCCTCCGCCGCCGACTTATCGATGTTCGACCAGTTGGTTGTGGTGTCGTGGTTATAGCAGAGGGGCATGCCCTCAACAATTGCGTCACTGTCTGCATTCTCAAAATATACAGTGATCCGTTTGGCTACTGGGGAAACATCTGCCCATGTAGTTTGTGCCATGTTTTTATTCCTTAATTAAAGTTAAATAGTTCTCGCACCATAATTCACGTAAGTCCTTATGAGGAAGGATGCTGAGAAATGAGGAAACCAGCATCTTGTGGATTTTCGCACCACATCTGATACCTGACGTAGATCAACTTCTGCATCACGACAGCACGAGTCGGATCAACACCACTCAACTCCTCGAAGTTCCAATCCTGATGGATGATCGGATAAAGCTGACTGTGGTTGATGCCGAAGATCGGATCAGTACCGTACAACGAGGTACGCGCTGTGTCGAAGAGATCGACATACGAAAACGGGATGGACCTGAACGTGGGTACCCCGTAATGCGAATCAGGACGATAACCCATATTGTCATCAGACTTCACATAGAACGTGTTCAGCTTCTTGATGACATTGTCCGAGGTGTACATCGAGAAATCAGCCAGACCGAGGCCAAGTTCGGTTCCAATAGCCTTGACATTGGGAACCTGCGGAGCCTGAAACGCGAGCTTGCGTACTGCGGTGTCGAGCAGCGTGAGCAGAGACTCATCAATATTGCCCAGATGGTCAGCGTAATAACTCGCCCAGCCGGTATTGACACTCGAAGATGAAGTCAGACCAGCCGTGTTATAAGCCGCGCCAGGGGTGCTACCATCGTTGTAGCGAGACTGATAACCAGTCCAACCACCCGTACTCGACGCTGTACCGACGCGGAGCCATGTGTTGATCGAGTTCGGGGACTCGAAATCAGAAGCACTGGTCGGGCCAGTAATGAGGCTGAGGTAGATGGCTTCAAGAATATCCTTCATCGCGCTATTGTACTGTGTCTCAAGAACATCGTAAATCTTCTGGGCACCAGCATTGATACTGGTCTCCATCAGATTCCATAGCATACCACCCTTGGCCTGACGCCAAAATGCAGTATACTTACGGTTGATGTTCTTCTTGATGAGGTTATCCTGGTCCCAAATACCGACCAGCTTGGCGTTGCCCTCACTATCCAAAGTGATATGGCCTTCAAGACTGTCACCGCCTTTTTCCTTTTTGGCGTTCTGGAAAAAGATGTTGAACAACGGCCACTTTCGGTAGGCGAAGGTAGCCAGTGCGGGTTTCTTGGTTATGATGTTCTGGAGAGTTGCATTCCAATAATCCAGAGCAAGATCAAAATCAGTTGCCATGATTCAATTCCTTAGATTACATTGGTAGTTCTTTTCCATGCTTCCTTGCTACAGCTTGGAGAATCTGTGGCCCGGTTAGGTCTTTCGTTGCCTCAACTTCGTGACTAACGCGCTTTCCGCCGAGCGTCTGTTCTCTCTTTTTCAAATCCTTTATGACGTTCCTTTTTGTTTCTACCGAGAGGTTGGCACCCTTGTAGGCATTCAGGGAAAGTTCCAGGGCCTCGTCGCCCGGCATTCCAGCCTCTTTAAGTTGCTCTGCTCTTTCATAAACCTTAAGGCGGGCTTTCATCTGGGGGCTGGTTGGTATAAACCTGCCATCAGGGAACTTTGGCAAATCGTCAGTCTTGCCAAACACCTCGAACTCTTCGGATGCTTCATCGAAGAGATCAGAAGCCCTCTTTACAAAACCAGCCTGCTCCTCTACTGCGGATTTTTCTGCACTGATGCCTTGTTTTTCTTCAAGGACAGCTATCCTATCGAGTGCCTGCTTCAGTTTTTCGCCCTCCTGACTATCTTCATCCCCATCCGTTTTGGTTTCAGTCTGTGTTTTCTCAGTCTTATCAGAGGTATCATCCGTCTTCACGGTGTCCTCACCCAAAAGGGAGGGTATCATTTCTTTCAATTGCTCATCAGTGAAATCAGCGGCGAAAGCTGCTGTGTCCTCATCGGACCAATTCAACTTCCTCGCTACTTCAGTAAACTCGTCTGGGATTTCATCCCCAGCGTCTTCATCTTCGTTGTCACCTGAGAGGCGGTCTTTGATTATACCCTTCCATTTGTCAACGAAGGATTCTTTGGGTTCGGGTTCTTTGGGTTTGTCCGAGTCAGTGATTGGATCAATGACTGGCTCAACCACAGGTTCCACTGGATCGACTACAGGATCAACCATTGGCTCTACTGGGTCAACCACTGGATCGACTACGGGGTCTACAATAGGATCGGCCATTATTTACTCCCCCCAGCATCCTTCTTCTCTTTGGTGTTCTTGTAACACTCCTTACACAGCTTCTGTTCTATTCCACGCCTAAAGAACGGCATACCACACTTCTCACACTCATGGCGAGGGAGTCCAGCCTCTACGAGTATTTCGTACATGAGGGTCTTCACTCGCTTCTCGGTCAGGGTCTCGGCCTTGTTTTGACCTTTGGCCAAAACTTCGGCCTTCGATTTTGCTGTCGGATGCTGCTCATGGCACGGTTCACACTTCAGTACGCCAACTGGGCCAGTTTTCATAACCGAATCAGGAAAATACGCTTCACATATTACACATCTTACTTCGTTCATTTTGGTTGTCTCCTGTTATCTGTTGTCATTGAGTTCTACAAACCCACGTTCTTTCGCTTGTCTCAGTTTATCCTTACGACTCTTGATGAGCAAGTCTCCTTTATCATTGTACGTACTGTTCGGGAACTTCTTACGATACTCTGCCAAACTGGCCTGGGGCACACCCATCGACATAGACCACCGTTCATTCTCGGTGATCCACTTGTGGTGAGAGCCACCGGAGAGGGCCAGTTCTGCATCCTTGTCCCGGTTGGCCTTACCATCGCAGTCCTCGTTCTCGCAGTCCACAGGATCGTTTCGCTTAGAGATAGTCACCAAATCTCGGAACACTAAGTCACACTTCTCACAGCGGTATCCGTAAGTCGGCATTATTCTACCACCGTATTATCAATTTTAATAACATGTGGGTTCTTGGCATCACGAACTTCGATGAAATCTAACATCTGTTTGCGTATGGCATCAGTTTGGGCTTGTTTCTGGAACACACTATGCCAGTATATAAGTTCATCATCACCCATGTCTTCTACATCTTCTCTTGTTACATCATTCATGTCCATGTTCTGTCTCCTATGTTATTGACTGTTATATCCCATTGTTCGCACTGACATTGCGACAATACGATCAGCAGCATCAGCCAGATTTAGATAAGCCCGTTTCCAAAGGGGGTTTAATACCACCTCTGCCCTTTTTATTGTCTCATCCCTGATAACTCTCATCTTTTCCAATTCCAACTCATCAGTAAAATCTTTACTACCCATATTTCTGTCTCCAATTCAATTACGTTGTTCCTTCGAGATATACAGCAGCATTTAATAACTTTTCAACATCGTCATCAAATAAACCAAGACCACGATTACATTTTGCACATAGTAAACCTCTGATTTCTTTTGTCCCATGATTGTGGTCCACAGCCAATCTTTTTATGCCGTGTTGATTAGAATCAGTTTCTGATTTATTACAAATAGCACACAATCCATTTTGCACTGTAAATAATTTCTCATATTTCGCAGGAGAAAGTCCATGCTTTTTGAGGTTGTTTTTCCAATCATACCCGTGATACCGTTCTTTGTTTTCTTTGCGCCTTTTAGCGGCATATTGGTTCCTACAATCTTTACAATGAGGGTGATAATCAGTCCTACCACCATATTGTTTGTAGAACTTATTAAATGGCTTATCTTCACCACAATTACTGCAATATTTTGTATCCACTATAACTCCTACGTGGTGCCGATTACCCATACCTCAAACACTGGCGTCTCACCAGCACCATTGTTCTTCACTCGTGTCACTCCAACCGGATTTACTATCACTGCAGGAATCTCTCCTGCCTTAACTGTCATATCAGCACTAAATGACGATGTATAGTCGAGGTCAATATCAAGGTTCAAGGTGACAGCCCGAATGATGATACAAGTAACCGTGGATACATCACCAAGGTCCAACACCTCATCAGCGTCTGCTGTAGCCAGCGTCCGGTACTGTCGCCCGGTTGTAGCCGTTGGGGTCGTCCCGTCCGTGCCTTTATCGAGAAACGATATATCCTGGCCGAGTCCTTGTAGCTCGGCGATTACGCTAACATCTAAGGTTGCTGCCATTACTTAACTCCTCCACCACCAATCGGCGATGCCACCAACTGACCCTGTTTACTGCTCGAATTAGCCTCACGACTTCCCACTAGCGCACCAAACGAATCATTGCCCTGACCAGGACTCTTGGCACCACTCTTATTACTCTCAGGCCGCTTCTGCCCAGTCGGTTGGGCTGTGAACGGAACCACATCCAGTTGTCCTGGCACCGCAGTACGATACAACTGATTCCAATCATCAAATCCGAGGTATGCCGCCATCTTATTGGTAGCTTCTGGTATGTTAAACTCAGCCCCTTGTTGTGCTGCCAACGGCATGGTGGGCAGAACCCACTGCGATGCGAACTGCATCATTCGCTGGTACTTGACCTCGGGTGACATACGCTGTGTCGAATACGGCATGATCTTAAACACGAAGTCATAGAACTCACCGACCTTATCAGCCTGCGAGAATATCTTTGGCAACGTCCCAACTCCAGGCACCTCGTGGATCAAAGGAATGTAGACCGTGGGATCAGTCCATATTCGCCATGCCAGTTTCTTGAGTATCGAAGTCTGAAATCGATGATACCGGGTATACATATTGTTGATAATCCGAGAGGCGTTCTGGTGGAGCATCTGATCTTGGCCCAGCGTGGGAGACCCCGTACTAGCTCCTCGCATGATCGGTTCCGTTCCACCTGATTTGTCGAATACACTCTCGACAAAGGCCATCCAATTAGCATTCTCAGGATTCATCCCACCGAGACTGATCTGTTTGATGCCCTGGGAATCTTTGACTTGGAGTACATCCATATTCTTGGCGTTCGTGACCTGTTCGCCTAGCTTCTTGTTTGGGGCCTCAG